CTATGCCACCGGCTTCACGCCAAGGATTTCCATCAGCGGTTCACCGTCCTTGCGTATCAGTTGCAGGGTGGCATCCATCACCACGTCCACACCGAGGAGTACAAGGCTGAGTGACATTACTTTCGTTTTCTTCCCGCTGAGCAGCGTTTCGAGTTCTCCCGACATTTCCAGTTCGTCCTTGAGGATGCCGATTCCGGCCAGTTCTTCCCAGTTTACGTCTTCCGCCTTGAAAGGCGCGTTGTTTCCATCGTTCATTTCCATGTTTCTGATTCTTTTGGATTATACATTCGTTTTACTTCAGGCCATGCTTGCACCTTTGGATCTGCGGCTGCTCTGCTTCGCCTCCTGTCCCTGTTTCTGGGCGTTGGCCACGACATTCCGCTGTGAAGCGTCACGCTTGCGGTCCGGATTCTCGTTGTAGAAGTCCAGCCTGCCCTGGTTGAAGTTCGCCTTGACATACTGGGAGATGGTCTTTCCGTCATAGCCCTTGATGCCCTCTACCAGCACGGCCTTGCCGCTCTGGAGATCGGCACGCTGCTGGCGGTTCAGCTGCACGTCCCATACCTTGTCCGGAATCTTGAACTCCGCACGCTGCTCGAAGCCGTCCGGTGTGCGTGAATAGCTCAGCCGTCCGGTTTCCAGGTCTGCCTTGATGAATGAGGAGAATTCCTCGCCCTTGCGGTTGACCATGTCATTGAGGAAGATGACCTTGCCCTCCCGGAGCTGCTGCTGTTCTTCCGAAGTTATCTTCACTCCGTTGATTTCTTTCGGGATGTAGATTTCACGTGCGCCTTCCGGAGAATCCGGGTTGTAGCGTGTATAGGAAGGTCTGCCGGTGGCTTCATCCAGCTTTACATACGAGGAGAATATCTCACCGTCCTTGCGTGCCATTCCCTCCACGAAGATGGCTTTTCCCAGATTGAGGTCTTCGATCTGCTGTTTAGTCAGTTCCACGCCACCCAGCGACTGGCGGTTGAACAGCTTGTCATTCTCGAAGATGTATTCGATACCCCTGCGCTCGGCATTGATCTGGATATGGGCATCAAATTCCTTTCCACCGTTGGAAATCATCCCTTCAACGAATATCTTCTTGCCTTCCCTCAGGTCGTTCTGTTCCTGTTCGGTCAGCTGCACTCCCTTGATTTCCTTCGGGATGAACGCATTTTCCACACGCATGGCAACCACCTCGTTGGTAAGTTTGTCAATGCTCACGAAGGAAGGGATGTATTCCCCGTTACGTCCCTTCAGTTCCACGACACGCCCCATGTTGCCTGTTTCAAGCAGGTTCTTCTTGTCCTCTTCGGAAAAGATGTGTCCGAAATAAGGACGGTCAAGTTCGGGTTTCTGACGGATACCGTGGATGCCCAATACGATAGGACCTCCCACGGACTGCTGGAATGACAGTCGTGCATCCGTGCGCAAAACAGCGGAACCGAAATTCATGCTGATGGGCACGACCTGGTTGGTCTTGTATCCCTTGAGCATCTGGTCAAGGAGTCCGCGCTCCTGAAGTTCCTCCCGGGACAGTCCGAAGTGTTTCAATTCCTCCCAGTTGATCATTGATTCATTGTAGCGGTACTTGGGCTGCTGCCCGGTTTCCGGGGCGGCCTGCTGCTGTGTCTGGTTTTTCTTTGCCATTTCTTCTTGATTTTGATTGTTTATACTTTGGTTTTCCTTGGTGCGTGGTACAATCTCGTATTTTTTCAGAAATTCATCCACCGCATCCGACTTCCTGCCTGCGGCTATGTCTTCCACCGCCTGTCTGACTTCAGGACTGTCCAGGGTGTCCTCCTTGATGGTGAGCAGTCCGAAACGGGTCGGGTCCTTGAACTGGCTCCAGAAGTTTTTCAGAAAATTCTCGAACATGCTGGCATAACGGTCTATTTTCAGAAAGGAGTTCCGGTGTTCCTTGTCTGCAGGAACCGTCTTGTACCTGCCGTTCTTGTCAATTTCGGATATAGCCTGCAACAGCAGTTCCATCTTGTCGAGAATGAAGACAATGTCACTCAGCTGGTCATTCTCGGTGACTTGTGTTTTCATGGGTTCGTCCCTTACATTTTTCTTTGCCATAACTGTGATTTTTAGAGTTGAAAACTATTGTTGTCACCGCAAATATATAGGCATAATTTTGATAAAACATTATATTTAAATGCGTTGGACTATCCGTTTCATCGTATGTCATCACGTTTCACCATAGGCGGGAAGACGAAAGGCAGAAAAACGGAAGAATCAGGGTAAAAGTGTGGGAAATATACAGAGTCCGATAAAACAAAAAAGAAAGAAGGAGCACACAGGAGGTAAGCCCCAACAAACAGAAAAGGCGGAAGCGGTAGAAAAGCCGGAAACAAAAGGAAAGCGATAAAGAGAAATGTATTATGCAGAGTGGAGAGCGAGCTGTCTTTAGTCCCCACTTCCTTCCGTTGCTCCATAAGACCGGAAGATCATTTTTGTATGGTAGATATTGACAGCGTAATCCATTGCGACATCAGCAACGGCAAAAGACCGCCGTCATTTGTCTTTTTGGTTTTGTCCTATGCGTCGTAGGTCGCTTCGCTTGCTAAGTCCCGGACCTTTTCCCCAACTCGGACGATGATACCGGAGCGTTTTTTCGGGCGGAAAATTACCAAAGGGAATTTTGTGTCCCGAAAACCGGAGGCTTGAACGTGGAAGGTATCATCCTCCGAGTTATCTTCTCGAAGGGACTTGCCAAGTGAAGCGGAATAATGATGGAATTTTATGGAGGAATATGGAATAATGCTTGGCACGATTTATCTTTCTATAAATCAATCAGCACATTGGATATATGTTTTAAGAAAAATGAGTAAATTCGCATTTAAAATAAATATTCAATGAATTCAATGAAAAAAGCATATACGATAGACCAACAAATAGCCAGACTGAAATCAAATGGAATGACATTTGATGATGAGGAGAAAGCGAAAGAGATTCTCCTTGATGTGGGTTATTACCGACTTGGATTCTATTCTTTTCCATACGAAATAAAGTTCCCATGTCTGGAACATCGTGACCATCAGTTAAAACCGGGTACTACATTTAAAAGTGTCTATGACCTTTATGAGTTTGATACCAGACTCAGGAGATTGTTGCTCAATGCTCTTGACCGTATTGAGGTCAATATCCGTACAAAACTCATCTACAACATATCGCTGAAATACATTGATGACCCCTGCTGGTTTGTCAATCGTAAGTATGTAACCTCTAAATTCGTTAACGATTTTGAAGAACAGGTATATGCGGTTATGCGTAAAAACCCCATTATCCAACGTCATCATGCCAACCATCCGGGGATATATGCTCCTGCATGGAAAACCATCGAGTTTATGACAATAGGCAATATCATAACATTATATGATTCGCTGAAAGAAGCGGAAGCGAAAGATCTGGTCGCTAATGCCTATGGCTGTTCAAGAGGTGTTTTTTATAACTATATGGAAACTATACGTGTACTTCGTAACAAATGTGCACACGGAGGTTGTATTTACCGTATGGACTTTCCTAAAGGAATCAAACGTTTGCCTGCTGACATTTCTGCCGAATGCAGACACAATATTAAAGGTGGCATAGATGTTGTCAGGTATATGCTGGGGTGTATCTCACAATCGCGGAAAAAGGATTTGGAGAATGATATTCAAAATCTTGTCAGTTCCATTCAGACTCCCGAAGCCCAAAAAGTTATAGCGCAGGTTTCCAAAATAGAAAGTTGAATTCATATTATTTGGTTGAATAAAAAAGAATCCTTACCTTTGCAATACTAAAAGTGCCCGTGCGAGCTTAGTCGTCGCATCTGCACTATAAAAAGGAAGAAAAGAAATCTCGGTCATTATGGCTGAGATTTCTTGTTTTTATTGGTATTTCATTACTTTTGTCAATATGTTCAGATTTCCTGCATCGGCTTTTCATACATTCCGAAGCCGAAGCAATCAGCAATGACAAAATCTGAGCAACCTTTTTCTGTGAGTGATTTCAATTCGTTCCGGCTGTTGCAATAATAGAAGATTTCTTCATCCCATTCCGTATCGGGATCCATGGACAATGCAATTCTTGTTTCCAATGTATCCAGAGTGTCCTGCCAACGTATGATGCAATCTGCATAATGCGGTTCGCATTTACGCATGTTACAGAACTCTTGGTAAAGCATATCTATGTCTTTTCTGATTTCATCCGGCTTTTTCCAGCCGGAATCATCCACGATTTCAAAGCCGATTCCCTCTACCAGCAGGCATGTACCTTTATCATAAACCATCATGGTACGTTTGCCGATATGTTTTTTGCGTAATTCTGCCCAATCAGGCAAATCCCAACATTCGACAGTCCAAATCCCACGATAGTTTTCCGGAATGGCATTGTATTCGCTCAATGTTATCTTTCTCATGTTTTTCTGATTTATAGGTTACAGAACCTGACCGTATAAGTCTTGCACGGTTTTCCGAATGCAGGAAAACGGTCGAACTCCTTGTATGATTCCCAATCCACTGACATGGCATATCCGTTTGGAAAATTTTCACCGATAAATTTGGTTATCAATTTTTTGTCTTCATCGGTAAGAAACAAATCCTCTTCAATGCCATGCTCCAATGAATAAATCGCCCATTCGGGAATGTTATCCCAAATGAGCGTTTTACTGTTTTTGTTTATAAGCATAACTTTTATTGGGGTTTTATCATCAGGCACCGGATAATATCATCAAGTTCGTTTTCCCATTTCGTGTCGTCGTTTCCAAAAGAAGGATAAGTCAACTGGTGCCAGTTATGGTAGTCAAACAGTTTCATCCTTAACGGATAGTAATCAAACAGTTTCTTGCCCTCAAGGAAAACACGAATATGGTTGATTCCCACATTCATTGCATTCAAATTATGACCGACAAGAATCTCATGAAATCTTTCCATCGGTGTGAAGTTGCTTCTCTTTTTCATATTTTTTCAATCAGTTGGTTTAACAATACAGTTTATATAATTCAGAATCGGACAAAGTACGCAGTTCTTCATCGGTGCAGTAAGCGTCTATCTCTTCGCACGCTTCCATTGCCTCATATATTCCGTTGCGCATATCGTTTATCAGTTCATCCAGCAGGCTTTCCACAGACACCTTGAACAAATGTTTTCCGGTATCTATTTCTCTTACAGGGTAAGCACACCCTTTCCAATAAATCTGTCCAATGAGCAGATTATCCTTGCTTTCGGTGGTTGGACTCAAATTCTCTTTCATGCCATTGTTTGCTCTTGTTTTGCTCATAGCCATATTTTTTCAGTTAAACACTTACCGGTTCGTGAGCCGATTTTTTATTTCTTGCCTGCCAAACAGTCCCGTGCCGGATTGTGCAAGGCTTTCCGGAAAAATACCGCAAGCGCAGCGCGGAAGATTTTTGCGGAAACCCGTAAGGGCCCGGCCTTGCTCAATCCAGACAGGCACGGGGCTACCTTTGCAGGCTGAAATAAAAAAGCGGATGTCTTATCCTCCTTGTTACTGTCTTCTTTGGGCATCAGGAGCCGTAAATCAAGAGCGCATAAGAAGGCTATCTTGTACCAAAGCCGAAGCAGATGGTGGCAGGATGCCATTCTTGCATTTTTATAGGATAGTTTGTCTTTTCCGACAGATAGTATTCGATTCTTTTGCTCGAATGTCAGCGGAAACCGCTACCTTTGTACTTACGTTACAGAATTATATATGATTATAGAAGACCTCGATATAATAAAACGGTTGATAGCTGAAAAAGAAGGCGGGCTGGTGGAGTTCAAGGAAACCACCGGTCAGTTGGAACGCGGTATGGAAACCCTTTGCGCCTTTCTTAATGGTAACGGTGGTACGGTGCTGTTCGGTGTGAGCGACAAGGGAAAAATCATCGGGCAGGAAGTAAGCGACAAGACCAAACGGGATATAGCGGAAGCAATCAATCGGCTGGAACCTGTGGCAATGGTACAGATTTCCTATGTACCGCTGTCGGATAATGAGAAAAAAGTAATTGTTTTCCGTGTTGAAGATTCCAAACCCAGCCGTCCGTTCTGCTATAAAGGACGACCCTATATGCGTGTGGAAAGTGCGACCACCACGATGCCGCAGCCGGCATACAATGAGCTACTGTTGCAGCGTGACGGAAACAGATACCGCTGGGAACTTTTAGCAAACAGCAACCTGACCTTACAGCACTTGGATACCAACGAGGTATTGAAGACAGTCAGATTAGGTATAGAATGCGGTCGCCTGCCGGAAGATACCGGTACTGACATTCCTGCCATATTAGGAAAGTTCGGTTTACTGAAAGATGGGGTGTTGAACAATGCGGCAGCCGTGCTGTTTGGAAAACATGAGGATATGGAATATCCCCAATGCCTGCTCCGCTTAGCCCGTTTCAAAGGAACGGACAAAACCGTATTCATGGACAGCCAACGCATTCAAGGCAACTTTTTTCAACTGCTCAATGCGGCAATGGCATTTATTTTCAAGCACCTTTCCTTATCCGGCACAACCGATACATTGGAACGTGAGGAACATCTGACCATTCCCTACAAGGCTATAAGAGAAGGAGTATTGAACTCGCTGACCCACAGATCGTACAAAGAAGCCGGCGGTTCGGTGGGCATAGCCATTTATGATGATCGTGTGGAAATAGAAAACCCCGGTACTTTCCCGCCCGAATGGGATGCAGAAAAAATGAAGTCAGAGCATGAATCAAAACCACAAAATCCTTTATTGGCCAATGTTCTGTATAAACGGAAGGTTTTGGAAAGCTGGGGACGCGGTATAGGACTGATGATGTCTGAATGCCGCAAAGCAGGATTGCCCGAACCGGAATATAAGATATGGGCAGACAGTGTAACACTGATATTCAGATGCGATGTGACAAACCGACCAAGTACCGACCAAGCACCGACCAAGTACCGACCAAGTACCGATCAGGTTCTTGCTTTGGTAAAAATACTGGATGAAGGAGAATTGTCCGTAAAAGAAATAATGGAAGCATTGGAACTGAACCACCGTCCCACATTCAGGACGAACTACTTGCATCCCGCATTGAATGAAGGATATATCGTTCCATTGTACCCGGAACAGCCGAGCCACCCGAAGCAGAAATACCGTCTGACGGAAAAAGGTCTGGAATTATTAAAACAACAATAGGCATGGCGAAAAAGAAGAAGAAACAACAGGGGCACTATTGCCGTATCTGTGGCAACTATAAGGCGAACGAGAAGTTCTCAGGCAAAGGACACGCACAACATATCTGTAAAAGTTGTATGTCCGCTATACGTAACGGTAAAAATCCGGAGGATATTTTACGGGAGCCATTGCACGTGAGCCGGGAAACAATGCCTTTCAAGAAACTGGACAAGGAGGAAAAAGCCGTATTGAAAGCGTTTGTCTCCGAAGTCACGACCGGATACTGGCAGGAAAACAGACAGATACCGTTTGCAGAAAGTTTCTCCGAATTAAAAAAATATATCATTGGAACTTTTGATGAAGAATGTGGCATACTGCTGAAAGATGATGCCGAACTAAAAAATTACTTTCAGACCCACACAATAACGACCATAAACAAATTACTTAAAGAGGAAATTTCTGAAAATCAGGATTAAAAGAATGACGGGCGGGACAATGTATCAGATTTGCCCCGCCCGTATTTTTGTCACCCACCGGTTATTTCTCCTGTAACAAATGTTTCAGGTTCTCGTCGTTTGCGATTCGTTTCATCTCATCCTCGATTATCTGCACCACATCCGCCTTGATTTGGGAATAGTTCCGGTCTATCTGTTGCTGCATGATATCGTTGCCATTCTCGTCCTTGAACTCATTGATGACAGGTATCTTCTTGTAAGCCTTTGTTTCCGCCGCTACCTTTTCGCTATCGACAATAATCCGTGCGTGGAAAATCTTCTGGTCAATTTCTTCCCCGAAGTTGTCCGCCACACTGCCCACGAATGTGCCCTGCGAGAGGTTGGCAATCTTGGATGCAGGTATCAGCGAATCCAACTGCGTGTTAATGGAAGTGGATGTGTCCTGCCGGTTAATAGAGATGGATTGTCGTTGCTGGAGTATTTTGCCAAAACGTTCCGACAGGCTTTTTGCCGTTTCCCCGACCACCTGTCCTGAGAATATATTTCCGACCGTATTTTGGATTACCTTCGCCTCTTTTTCACCGTAGTCACGGGTAAGCTGTGAGAAATCCTGAAAGCCGAGACACACCGCCACTTTGTTGCTTCGTGCTGTGGCTATCAGGTTGTCGATACCACGGAAATAGATGGTCGGTAGCTCGTCAATGATAATGGAACTCTTGAGCTGTCCTTTCTTGTTTACCAGTTTCACGATACGGGAGTTGTATAGCCCCAATGCGGCCGAATAGATGTTTTGTCTGTCCGGATTATTTCCCACGCATAGGATTTTAGGATGTTCAGGATTATTCAAATCCAACGTGAAGTCATCGCCTGTCATGACCCAGTAAAGCTGTGGCGAAATCATCCTCGATAGCGGGATTTTTGCACTCGCTATCTGGCCCTGGAGCTGATCTTGAGCTCCTCCTTGCCAGGCATCCATAAAGGGGGAAAGGTAGTTTTCCAGTGAGGGATACGAGGTCAAAATCGTGAAAATATCAGCATACGGTTTGTTTAAGAATTCTATCGCATGGGGAAAGGTACAATACTTGCCGTCCTTGTAAATCCGCAAGTACCAGATAATCGCCGCAAGCAAAATAATCGGAGATTCCACGAAGAAGTCACCTTGTTTCTGTATCCATGTCTTGTTCAAATTCAGGAGAATGGTATAGGCTGATTCGTAGGCATCACTGATATCGGCCATGAATTTCGGGTTTATGGGATTGCATCGGTGGCTGCGTCTCGGATCGTCAAAGTTTATCACATAGAATTCCGGTCTGACCTTGTATTTATCCAGGTTCTTCAGCAGTTCGTTATAGGCTATTACGGAAAGGTCGTCAAATTTGTAATCATACAGATACAAAGCGAAACCTTTGGAAATCTGCTGTTTGATAAAATTATTCACCACTGCGTAACTCTTACCCGAACCGGGCGTTCCGAGCACGATGGAGGCACGGAAAGGGTTGACGATGTTTATCCATCCGTCCCATTCCTTACCTTGATAGACGAACTTTGTCGGCAGGTTGACGGAATACTCGTTCTCCATAAGCCTTGTTTCCTGCATGAAACTCTCGTTGGCGGTATTGAACACATCTTCCATAAGATTGTGTTTCAGCATACGGCTTATCCACACACCCGACATCAAAAGAAGGATATATCCTGCGGTAAGCGTTACCGTGTATAAGACGGCATTGGCTGTCGGGCTGAACGGCAGATCGAGCATCCACCAGTTCATGAAAAATAGCACTACTCCCGAAAGGAAAGCGGCATATATCCTATTCCATGTCATCTTTTCATTCTTCACACCTTTTGTACCCAGACACGAGAGAGCAAGGAATATGACGGCAAACACTTTCGTTACAAGCAGGTTGCTGAACAGCCCCGCCGTCCGCTGGAAATTAAGCAATATCCTGTCAACCACGCCTATATTGATACCCATATCCACAAATGATCGGTAACAGAACCAATAGACGTGAATGACAATAAAAACAATGGATATGGCACGCATGAACTCCATAGTTTAACACACAAAAATGGCAGTAATTTATAATATACTGATAACTAAAGATATACAATATATATCTATTGATGGAATTTTGAACTTTAGGAATATACCAGTCGTGAAAAGTTGGGGGGAGCGTGGTTACTTTCTACTTTCTCTTAAAATTCAACCCCATACCCCTTTTTAATAAATCTATCTAGCTATTACTACTATTACTAGATTTTATAGCATCATTTAAATAATTCCAGACATAGCGTTGCTTATCTGTCAACATCTCATAAGAAATAAAGGTTTCACATCTTGCAATACTATTACTTATCATAGTAACTGGTATTATACCAAATTCACACCAGTATAAGGGTTGATTGTAATTACTAAGTATATTATCATTTGGATCACTAGGGTCTGGAATAGCAAAATATAGATTAAGGTTTAGTAATGTTTCTATGACTTCTGTAATTCTATCTTCCTTAGAACATCTAATGTTGCGTTCTGGAGTTAATGAGTGTCTAGTTAAGAATCTTTTTCTGTATCGGTTAAAAAAATGGAATGGAATTACACAAGCCTTAGTAGAATTGATAGATACCCAATTATCACCTACATTTATAATTGCAAGTTGTTTGTTGTTTAACTTGAATAATATAAGTTGACCGTCTATGATTCTACCTGATCCATTTTCGAACGTATCAAATAACTTTTGACCTTCTTGGCTTAGAATAATAGACTGAAAATAATTAATCGTATCTACTAATTTGTCTTCCATACACATCAATACAAAAAAGGGCAACCCCCCACGGGGGGGCCCCCCATTTTTTTTTTTTTCAATCTTCTTTAAAACTAAAAGAGCATCCCTAACAGCTGGAGTAGCATTACTCAATACCTTGTCAAATTTAGAAAGATTTAGTTCTAAATCTAAATCATTAGGATTCAACTTTACAACAGCTTCTAAATATTCAATGTATTTTTTATAGGCTTCCAAATACTTTTCTGCCTTATGAATAAGCTGGCTTCCAGATTCTTTAGGAGAAAACCACTTTCCACATATATCAGACTGTTTTTGACGATCTGAATAAACTACCTGAATAAAATTTTGTGCATTAACAGTTTGTTCCATAATAAAAAATATTTTGAAATTAGACAATATTACTGATAAAGTAAGTGTCTTTGTTAATGCGAATGCAAATATAGTATATACCGATTTACCCCCCCCGTTTTATATATATTAACTATATATTAACATATACTACCATTATTAGTAGTACCCTTATTACTAGTATATTTTACCTATATCACTAATATTAAACCATCTAAAAGGAAAGATGCCAAATTAAGTTGGATTTATACAAGTAAGAGAAATAGCCAATTTTGTTTCCTAAATTCGGCAATATATTATAAGTCTATCCTTTTACTTGTATGAAGTCAAAAAAAGCCTGTCCACCATATAAAGGTAAACAGGCTCTAATTATTTATCTTCTATTTTATCTGCTCCAACTTCTGCCTTTATCTTATTAAATTCCAGTCTATAATGTAAATCTATTCCAAATAGGCTACCAGCAAATACTGCTATCTCACCAAATGCAACCAGTACAGACGGGTGAATTATGCCTATAGGCGGAATATATATTGCTGCTATCAGTAGAAAGCATCCAACTATTACCAATATTATAGCAGCAGCCAGTTCTGTTTTAATTCTTGTCTTAGTCATATTATGCTTGTGGGTCAACTTCCATAAACGGTACTCCTGTCCATTGTATCGCGTTATCATAATACACAAGTACATACATACTTGTTTCTCCATTAAGATTCCTAAGAGTACCTGTATAAGTTAATGACTCTGTTTCATCTTGTATAGTCAGGCTATCCGCAATTTTCTTAGTGTCTATCATATTTATACCCTTTAAGTCTTTCGCTATACGAATATGGATATTTGATATTGTACCACCTCTATAGACTTCTCCAACGGCACTAAATTGTAATGTATAAGAAACAGATCTGCGATCAGTTGATAATTCAGGGTGGCATATTACTAAAACCTTTCTACTTCCTGCTGGTACTTTCTTGTCAACAGAAATTGTATGATAAGGTTCTGGAAGTGCATAAAACCTGTCTTTTGCATCTGCTACCCACAAATCATTAGGTGTTCTTGTCGCGTTGGTATAAAATTCATAGGCTTCAACCTGTTTACCACTAAATCTTTGAAATTCCGTTGTCCAGTAGTATGCTTTTCCACTATACCAACAATCATTTGTCCCATCTGTAAAATACACTCCTTTCTTTAATGGTATTTTATTTCCTGAATAATCGAGATAATCGTATAGCATTCCTTGTGATATGTAATCACTTTCTTCTGGTTCTAAATCGGGTAATTTCATTCCTTCTATAATTGCCTCATAACTGCCGTGATTGGATGATGTTATACCTCCAATATGTATTTCGTCTCCATCTTTATAAAAGGCTGATACAGGTAATAATGCGTTATGGTAATAATTACGGAAGTCTCCCAATCTATAAGGACTGAAAGAGCCGCCTCTAGGCTTATCATACTTATACCCTGAATTATTATTTTGCTTAATCAAATTTACAAGTGCCCCAGGGTTATTTGCCTCTAAGATTTCAATACCATACTTATTCCTTTTTAATAATTCATTATTGAGTGTAAGCGTATTGGCACAATGAATAGGTTTCCATTTTGACCACGGGTTTATATTATTGCAAGTGCATAATGTACCTAAGTCTGTTGATGGATAGCCCAATATATTACGGACATCCATTATTGATATATTTGTAGCTCCTAGCTTTGCCATAATTAATTGGTTTTACTCTTATAACATACTATATCTTTTGTCGCTTCTATACTTCCATCTACAGACAAATCACCATCTAAAGAGATACTGCCAGATAATTTATCTTCCAATGGCTTATAGACTTCTTTATAAATAATCCTTTCTACTGTAATATCAGCCTTAAATACTTTGGCTAACCATCTAATTAGCTTCTTCATCCTTTAAATGGTTTTTAGTTTCTAAATTTACTAATCTGGATTCCAATTCATTTATCTTTACTTGTTGCTCCTTAATTAGTTGGTGTAGTTCTTTATTACATTGTATGGCAATAGAGGATAAACTAATATAGTCCATTGAATAAAATCCGTCTGATTCTGTGTAAATAAGTTCAGGAAAAACATTAATTACTTGTTGCGCTGACATTCCTATTCTCCATCTATTTATATCAGAATCATTATATTTATATTGGAATACATCTAAAACACTAATTTTATCCAAACAATTAAATAACTTAGAATGAATTGTTTTTAATCTTATATCAGACTTTTGGGTTAACGTTCCTCTTATTTCTACATTACCATAATTTGAACCAGATATGTACATACAAGCTCCTGCCCACTTTGAATGATAAAAATTTAAGTCTGTTCCTGATTGTATTCTCCAATTATCACCCCAAAATAATACTGGTGGATCTGATTTAATTTTAATACCATTCATAATTGTTCCGCCTCCCCAAGAAGGTCCAGCTGGACCTTGTGGACCTGTTGCGCCTCTGTCCCCCTTTGGACCTTGTGCACCAGTATCCCCTTTATCTCCCTTATCCCCTTTTGTACCTTTTATATTGACAGAAGAAGGAACAACCTCACTTGTTGAATTAGTCCAGCTTAGTACACCAGAAGAAGAAACGGAAGGTTTCCAGTACTTAAATGGAGATTGTGTTCCTGTTCCAGTAGAATATGCAACAATATCTCCAGAAGTACTAATATTATTATCTTTATCTATTTTAGTATTATTAGAAGCACTATTGTAATTTAGATAAAGATTAGCCACATTATTATTTTGGTCTTTCCCATTTATGCTATTTCCTCTGGAATGTTCAATATGAATATCAGTCTTATCACCTGTAATTATTCCCCCTGTAAATAATGGTGTTGAACTTGTAGATAAATTTTGGTTAATTGCATCTAGATAGTTTTTATTGCTATGTGAATGCAAGTCGCTTGTTAAAGCAATATTAGTATTACCTACTTTAGGTGTTTTGCTGAATGTACAGTTTTGCTTTACCCTTAAATCTTCTATAATATCTATATAATTTCCATTATTGGAATTACCTATAGTCTTATTGCCCACAGAAGATGCAGCAGCATTCCACATATCTAAATTAACTCCTGTAATATAACCGGCTCCATTAGCAAGTTGGTTATTATTGGTAGGTATAGTAGGTTTATTCAATAAGTCAGTATAACTTCCAGAAGTGGCTACTGTGGAAAATATAGGCTTATCCTGCACATCACCCCAAGTAACAGAAGTAATACCGCCTCCAGCCTGTGCATTCAGTGTACCATCCTCTGTAATGGTTAAGTTCTCTCCAACTTTAATACAACCTAAAGCCGTTTTACTGGCAATAGGAAATGTTATATCGTGTTTTCCTGTAGCATAAGCCACTACATCTGCCTGTCCTAATATTGCCTTACTGAAAGTCTTTTGTCCTGTAATTGTTTGGTCTGTATCTGTTGTAACTCCATTAAAATCCGTAATGTCGTTCATTACGTGTGTATGTGCAGACGGTATAAATTCAGTTGGCTTTCCTGTTACCTGTTCCCAAGTAGAAGGAAATGTAGTTGGCTTATCTGTAAGATCGTCCCAACTGCTTACACCTCCACCCCCAATTTCACCATCTACAGACAAAGTACCATCTTCATTTATTTTAAGTCCGTTACCTACTTTGATTGTACCTAAAGCATCAGTGGAAGCAATAGGGAATTGAAAGTCTCCTGCTTCTGGATTCGTCTGGTAAGCTATAATCTCTCCAGTAGCTGCTACTGCACCTTCTATAGATTGGCTGGTTTGCCCTCTTAACCTGACAAAGTTGGAAGTATCTATATTAGCACCTCCACTGCTGCCACTTATAGATACATTATTGTTACCGTATCTGGCATATTTGCTTCTAGGTGTGGCAGGTATCCTGTTACTTGTTATATCCATATTAGTTTAGTTCTATAAGGTTACATTCTATACTATTATCTTCATAATTGATTCTTCCACCAGTAAATACAAACTGTTTGCCAGACAAATAACTGTCTGTTACTTTGGAATAAGGCGGAATGTCAGGTTTTATAACTTGTACCAGCTTTATTTTAGGCTGCTTGTATTGGTTAATGATCCTTTGGATCAGTAGCTTTTCTGGCTTCTCGCTGTTATTGCTAATATTATTTGTGAGTACGTCCAATATACTGTTACCATCCATAGCCTTACTATAGGATAATTCGCTTTCATTCTTTGATGTTATCTTAAATTCAATATCATCCAAAGCATTAATGAATCCTTCATTTACAACATTCTCATATTTTGTATCTTGTTTAGTTGAATCGGATTTACTTGCATTTACCCTTTGAGTTGATATTTCAATATTCCGTATAAAAAAGGATTCGATTGGATTTTCAAATACTGGAGTACTATAAGGATTTATAGCAGGATTGTATATTGTCAATTCAATATCACCAGTTGTAATGCTCTTAAATGAAACAATATAGCCATTTAAATCTGGGACATTCAGTTCTGGATCATTGTAATTATAAACCTGTAACCAAGTATTTACATAATTGTTTGGAGTTGCAGTTGTTGATACTTTGAAGATGGTATTGCTATCCGTTACCCAACTGCTGCCATTATAGTAATGATCACCTATCCTTAATTGCATTGGAATAAACAATTTTGGAACAGAAGTAAGTCCTGTTGGCTTAAAGTCCCCTTCAAATCCATCCTTATCGGTAGTCAGATAGATGTCAAAGTTGATACACAGTTTTATATCTGGATCAAATACCAGATAAGACAATTCATTACCCTTGCATTTGATTGCAGGATAATTAAGAATGAAAGGATCGTTTTTGATCTCTTCCCCGTTGTGGTATATGTCTTTATACAAATAATAGGGAGCACTATTGTCCAGTATAATAGCAGATTTCTGTTTTATCTCAATCATTTCCTGCCAGCTATATTTTGATAATGCTTCTGTTTTACCATAACTTGTTTTTCGCATTGCTACTGCTCCAGCAGATTGTTTGTCCGTATTAAACGGCTTATCATACGTTGTATAAGAATTATTGGACAGTACATAATTGAATAATTCCAAATTGGAATTATAATACTCCTTCTTATATATGGTATCATCTTTTGTCTTTTCAAATTTAAACAACTCTCCACCTGACAGATTCAATTCCAGTTCTGGATATAATATGTCAGAATCTACTTCATAGTCACTATCAATTACTATAGCCTTATTGTATCCTCCTAATATGGATAATAGGTTACTGTTTCCTTTAGATGGTATATCCCTTAGATTTATAGTAGAAGATAGGGTAGTAGTAGTACTGGTAAGTATATTGGTATAACTGGTTTTACCAGCCTTTATATAGTCCATATCAATAAAATAAATACAACCATCATATTCCGTTACAGTCCAGTTGAGGAACTTGCAAACTTCTTCCAAGCATTCTTTCAAAGTCATAGCCTTGCCATCTTCATCTATGAAATTGGCAGTACTGACAGTTATACCATCTAAAGAAGAAGTATAGACGTTTGGTATGTAGACTGCCCTAAAATCCCCTTTACTTTCTGTAATGCACTTTTTAATAATACCTAGTAAGGAAACAGTAGCTCCTTCTTGCTTAAAGTCTATGTACTCTAAAGTAGATAGGGCTGATATACATTCTATTTCCAATTCAAACAAGCTGTTATCATAATCCTGTGAATATAATTCTGGAGTTATAAAGCCAGTCCAGATAACAGAACCAGCCTTTACCAAATTAACTTTGAACTTCTGGTATTGGGTACTAAACAATTTCTGTAAGTAGTCACTTCCAACTAACTTTAATGTAGCTCCGCTGAATCTGGTTGGAGTATATAAAAAATCTTCATCATTCACATCTACTATAAATGGTGGTGTGCCACCTGTAAGTTCTACAGGTGAACCAGTTCCACCATCTTCTAGTATTTGTACAGTTAAGGCTTCACCATCTACATTAGTAAATGGCATTGTATATATAAGGTTGTACATATTACTTGTATTTACTTGTCTTACTTGTTTGAGAATTAATAACCCCTACTAAATCTCTACCCTCAATCCTTAGTTTAACCTCTCCTCCAGCATTAACAGAAGTTCCACCTTTACCATCTAAAAGGTTAAACAGATTCCTTTGCTGTCTGTTGTTCAGAATCATTTCACCGCTGTTTACTCTGGCTATCATATTATCGCCAATGAAGGAATTACCGCCAATGATACCGCCATCAGCAAATTTTGGTACAGCAGCCATAGCAGACATTATAGCCGTAATAGCAGCAACGGCATTAATCCAACCTACTACAGGCACAGCAGCAGCACTACCAGCAGCTTCAGCAGCAGCCTTAGCCGTTAAAGCAGTAGTTAAACTGGTTATCATTGGTATAGCAGCACTGATACTACTAAGGATATTAGCACCATAAGCCAGCCAACCAGCAGCACCTTCATTTGTCATATTGGTAACAGATCCCATAATAGAAGCTATAGCACCTAAAGAATCCGCATAATCATAATTAGCCTGAATACTGTCTGTAGATATAGGCTTTATATTTATATATCCAGATTTTACATCATCTGCAATATTCCTTCCAACAGGCTTATTAATTTCTCCAGTTGGTAGTAAAGAAGTTCCAGCAGCCCTTAATTGCATCATTTTAAGTTCTGTTTCTGCTTCTTTGATGGCTTTCATAAACCCTACTCTAGTTCCTTCATCAGCAGCATTTTCATACTTCTTTCTAAGGTCTGCAATCTTTTTCTGCATTTCCATAATAGAACCTGCTGGAATGATTTCTTTTTTACTGGCAGTAGTTTTAATACCAGCTATTTCATCCCTTGCACCAGCCCTGTCTTTTTCCCAAGTACCAGCCTTGTCATTAAGATCATTCAGTTTATCAAACAAGCCTTGAAATGAACTAAATGTTTCATCATTCATTCTATCAGCCAGCCTTAGTAATTCATCGTAGTACGCTCTTTGGTCTTTGGTATATTCCTGATAATATTTCTTAGTGGCGTCCTGATTAATCTTATACCACTCGTCACCGCTGTATTTGAAGGCATTAGGGTTTAGTACCTGATTCTTTGTGTCTCTGATCTCCCTGTAGGCATCCAGTTCTTTTCTAAGTTCTGAATACTTGTTCCTTATATCCAAAATCAGTTTTTGTGCATTCTCTGTCGTGATATATTGAGCTTCTCCAATCAGATCAGCCAACATATTATTTAGTTCCCTTTCTGTTATTTGGGATGCTTCCCTAATATCAGCCACACCCATTAGCAATATACGGTCTAACTCCTGCTGTGCCTTCTTCCGTTCCTCCAGTGGTTTGGTATCATCTTCTATAATGGCTTCCAACTGTGTTTTCCTTGCATCCGTTTGTTCAAATTTGATGCTTGTAGTTTCCAGCATCCTTTGTACATTCCTATAGGTATCTGCATATTCTTTTGCATTCTTAATGGCTTTTTCTATACCATCATTGAATACAGTCCAGTCCCCTGAATAGATGGCTGTAAAGAATTGGTCTGTTACAGTAGATCCAGCCTGCATCAAAGAATTATATTTATCCTGTAAAGTGGCATTGCTGTTAAGTCCTTTCTGTAGCAGTTCTGTAGCTCCATAAGCTACGCCCAGTACCCCCGCAAATTTTGTAAAGGCACTGACAGCACCACTGGAAAAGCCTTGTATCTTTTGCTGGAATCCCTGTATTTGTTTTGTTGACTTGCCTAAATTATTATCAAATTGCTGTGTGTTAAGCAGCAACCTAGTAATCAAATCAGCCATATTATAATAGTTTTAAGGTTTTACTTGCCTTATCTTTCAACCTCTGTATATCTTCACTAGTAATAGATGTGCCTGTATCCTCTGGCTTATCCCATTTAAAGGAAAGAATATCAGTAGGCTTTAACTTCTTGCTGCTGTTTACTTGTGCCGTGATATAACTAAGGAATCTGGTTTGTTCCCAACCGTTCTTGTTTTTACCCTCCAGACCATTTAAACAGGAATCCACTTCATACCACTGCATTTTATCCAAAAAGTAATCTGGCTGGATTCCACACTCTACCACAATGATACTATACAGTTCTGAAATGGATATTACTTTTTTTTTGAAGTATCTTCTTCTTTAGATGGTTCCAGTTGCCCTTGCTTTTGAAATTGCGCATTAAGGTAATTCTGAATATCAGCCACCAAAACAGGATTCAAATCACATTCATCTATAAAATCGTCAAACAGCAATGTACATTCTGGATTTCCTGCCAGTATCATAGAATAGTAGAATATATAAAAGTCCATCAAGCTTTCCAGTTTGAATAATTTGCCAGTCAGTTTTTCAAATACGAACATTGCCCTAATGCTGTACTTTACTTTATATGTCTTGTCTTTAATTGTTATTTCCATAATTCTGTTGATATAAAAAAGCCCTTACACCTCTATAACAGAGATATAAAGGCTTTATATTATGCTGTTTTAGTCAGTGCTCCAACTCCTTCAAAAGAAGCTGTAAATGTTGCATTATCTCCATTCGGTGCGTTAAGTTCCAGACTGGTAATTACTACTTTCCCTTTATATTGTCCAGTGGTTACAGGTGTCCATCCACCTTCAGGAACTTCATCTTTCTTTGCTGCATATTCTTTTTCTAAGCTGAAAACTACACTTAATTCTTTTCTTTCTGTCATAGCAGTAAAAAGATCATCATAAGTAGAACCTTCACCATCTAAAGAGTAAAGATTTTCTGTACTCATAGTCCAACTTAGCTTTCTAGGTGCTTTAGACACCCATTTTCCACCAGTATCTTTAGAACTTGTTTCAACTGTTTCAGCAGAAATTGATAAACTGTGACTAGTTGCAAATGCTATTGATTTAAATGCTGTTCCTTCTCCAGTAGAATCAATGAATAACATCAAATCACTACCGTTAATAGGCTTTCCCATAGTTATTTTGTTATTATTAAATTAAAACTTAATGTCTGTACGTAAGCATCATCTATAAAATCTTCATCAGCAGATTCCAGTTTGATGCTTTCTATATCAGCAAATCTTTTATCTTCCAGAATATCCCTTACCATACTGGCTATATCAACGGATTCAGAATAATTATCAGACACACATATAATGTCAATTATTACTTCATCCTTGAAATGGAAGTCCTTAGTATAGTCTGGAATAATATTACTTCTCTTATATACTATAAATGGATATGTAGTTTCCTTTTCTACTATAATAGGGTAGATCTTACTGCCTACTACCCCAGTAAGAGAATCATTACCATTTAAAAGAGAATAGATTTCTTTACCTACCTTTAAACTGTCCATTTACCCTTAGTATAGATTTGGTTATTATGTCATTCATACTATTACTGATTTCTGATTCTTTGGCTTCTCTGGCTTTTTTAAAGAAATAAGAGGCTTTTATACTACCTGTAGATGGTCTGCCCTTAGTCCGTTTCTTGTAACGTGTCTTAGTTCCCATTTCAAAGAACTTTAATCTAAAGTCTCCCATAATATGTACTTTACCCTCTGTGGCTTCCTTATTGACCTTAGATTTGATTCCAGAAGAAAAGGTTTTTCCGTTCCACCTGTTTCTGGCATTGGGATTCTTTACTACCTTCCTGAAATTTTTTCTGGTTTCTCTAACCAATATGCCTGTAGCTTTTCTAAGTGCAGTCCTATGTGCTTTCTTCTGTCTCTTGCTATCCAGTACAGCAAACATCTGTAGGACTTGCCTTGCATCCACATTATTCATTTATCAGTTCTCCAATAATAGTAATAGATTGTTTTGTCCTATCTTCGTTATTATCCTCTATGGATAGGATTCTGTAAGTTTTGCCCTTCCAAAGAATCCTCATAAATTCATCTATGTTATGATACCTTCTTACAGTAAATGTTACTGTATAGGTATTAATGATTTCATTGTTTTCTGTAACCCTGTTACCTGAATTGAACCTTACATTTGCCCTTGTTGATATGCAATCAATCCAATCTGTTTCTTCCTGTCCGTATTGGTTCTTTGTAATGGTTGCCTTTCTAAAGGTTACAGGATCGGTTAATAGTCCTGCCCTCATTACTTTGTGGAATAGTTTTTATATAAGGAAATTAGGTAATCAAAAGTGTAAGGCACTTTATTTACAGCAGTATAGGCTACAGGTTCTCTGTTAGCGTATAAGTTACCAACTAATAAAAGTATAGCAGCTTTTACAGCAGGCGGTAATTCACCACCTACTGTAATGCTGTCCAATGGAATATTTATATTAATTGAAACAGCATCTTCTGCTATATCTATTAAAGCTAGTATGTATTCATCATCATCTTTAAATGAATTATCAACCAACAGATGTTTCTTTGCTTCACATAAAGTTACATACATAGCTTATTCATAAGTTAAGGTTACGCTTTCAACACTTTCTTTACGAAAGAATCAGCACGTCTGGGTTTGGCATCAAAGTAAGCATTGATAACCAGTCTTACTTTACCGTTAGCTGCCTGTGTATATGGATCTACAGTCAAGTCGATACCTCCCCATTGTCCAATAACCAAATCACTGAAGTTACCGTAAACAATACCTTTTCCAGCTACAGCAGATGTACAAAGGACTGGATAACCGTTTACCTCATTACCTTCCATAATGAAAGAATTTTGATTCTTTGCTGTAGACTTTAATACTGCCTTGGCAGATGGAGATACGATAAACTTAATATCACCTCTTACATTCTTTTCGCCTAATGTAGCTTCCATATTTACAAAGTCGGCATAAGTTACAGCAGCAGTGTCAGCAGTTACACCATTTAACAAACCAGCAGGTTGTGTAGCAGAACCAGCAGCATTACCTAAAATAGTAGCTTCCAGTTTATTTGAAATAGCAGCAACAATATCTCTTTTCAACATTTCTTCTGCACTGTTGGAATCCTGAATAAGGAACTGTTTTGAAACATCAATATAAGCAGTAAGGCGTTTAGGCTCTAAGTTTACTTCACTGAATTTACCTGCGCCATCAGTAGCAGCAGCAACTTCACCAGCCCAACCTACATTAGATCCAGAATAAACTGGAATAGATACATTTCCAATTAAGCCAGTCATATAAGAAGCACCAGCCTGTACTAATACTAAATTGGCTCTTAGAGGTTCTAGGATTCCTAATTTATCCTCTGCAACATTTTCCTGTCCAGCAGTTGCAACAGTAGCCTGAATATTTGCTCTTTCCTCGATAGGCAATACAATTTGTCCAGCATAAGATTGTCCAGCCTTTCTCATTTCATTCTGACCAGCTGTTACTACTTCTAAGGCTCTTTCATCTAATTGTCTGTTATTAGCTACATCATTGATAGCTTTAAGCAATGAAAATTTTTCCATAGTCTTTTTATTGATTTGTGGTTTGTAATTTCTTTTATTCTCTTCTTCTATACCTTTTATCTGGCTGTCAATACTTGCAATCTCTTTCTTTAGATGGTTTAACTCTGTAGCTTCTCCATCATTCAACTTTCTAATTTCCTTTTCAGCATTGGTAATCAATTCCTCTGCCTTCTTTCTTAATTGTTCCTTTTGGTCTATCAAAGTCAAAGTGTCCATTATAGTCCTTCTCTAAGGTTTTGATAATATTCCTTTAATTCCTCTGTGTTCAGTTCCTGCATCTTTCTACAGGCTACGCTGGTATCTGGATAGGCTTCTTTGTACACAGGGGAAACATCAAATAATTCTTTGAATTTGGTGATTCGTCTTAGATATTTACCGTCTGCTCTCTTTTCCCATTTGTCACTATCAATGGTAAAGGCAAAAGAAGAAGTAGTAATATCACCTCTTTTAAGCCCTTCCAGCAATTCATTCCCCAGTGTGGTATCTGGTGCTTCAAATCTGTACTTCAATCCTGTTTCATCTACAAGTAAAGATAGAGAACCAACACCAAATTTACTTCTGGCTAATACCCCTTTATCTTCATTATGATTTAACAGGCATAATATATCTGATTTCTCAATCACACCATCTAAAGAAGAAGGATCTATTATTTCAATGAATCCACCTAGATCTCTGGATTCTTTATCGAATACCAAAGCATATCCTTCTACCGTTCTGGATTCTGGTGTAGCTCTTAATTCATAGTTACAGTTTCGTTGTTCTTTCATAGCTTAGTCAATTTTAGTTCAAACATCTGTCCATTCCTGTGTTGGCATCATTTCATCTATTTCTTTCCTGCTATAAGTTTCTTCTTTGGTATAATAATTACTTAAATCGGCTTCACCACTAGTAATAGCATCTAATTTTTTATCTATTTCTGCCTTCTTATAGTAATTAGCACCTAGATAACTCATTGTAACCCTACTTTTAAGATCTTCCTTTGTAGCCAAACCTGTAACATCAGGAATTTCAGACTTATTAGCCTTAACAGATTCCAAATTGGCTATATCTTCATTTACTTGTGTAAGGTCTGGAATTGATTCTTTAATACCTGTCAGTTCCTCCTGTAAATCCTTTTGTTGGGTAATATCACCTATAATAGTACCCCAAACAGGTACTACAGTCCCACCAGAACCAACTACTACATTAGCCCTGTCCAATTCCAATTCATATTTATTGTTATTGGTTATTTCTACTTTATACATAAGCATTTAGATTTTAAGTATAAATTAGTCTGTCCTTTTATTACTTCATCATAGAAGCCATCTTTAAAATTACTATTGGTAACTCTGATATGGTACACATAACTTAGTACTCCATCTTCCAGCTTTTCTAAATCCAAAGCATTCAAAGCAATGTAATCAGTATCTTCTTCTGCTATGATTCCAGTATATTTACCAGCAGAATAACTACCTTCTATATATGTATCAGGATCAGTAGTAAAGAACCTTATAGTAAACTCATTAGTAGTACTTATTCTATAGGGTGTACCTTCTGCATCCTTCAATGACAATGCAACCATTATATCACTGCCTTTATATATTTTCTGTATCATTCTTTATAGCATTATTAGAAGGTAAATTATTAACTGCATTATCTAAAGTCATTACATTTACTTGTACAAATGACTTATCCCCATTTTCCAAAGGTTCTAAATCCAATTGCTTTCTTATTTCATTAGGACTGACTACACCAATATTAAACAAGGTCTGGTAATATGTAGCTAAACTGGCTTTATCTGCCCTAAGTAATACAGACGTATCGAATCTTACATCTATGCTGTTCTTTTCAGAAGGTTTGTATAGTTTACGTTCAAACTCCAGTTCTATTTTCTCTAATAAAGGTGATAACGTATCAGTAAGGAAAGCTAATTGAGTTGCTTCTACCGTACTGTAGCTGGATTTACTAAGGTCAAATGCCTTTACTGGTGATACTCCAAAGAACCTACAAATGTCAATTACATTAAATTGTCTGGTTTCTAATAATTGTGCATCACTAGGACTGACTGTAATTGGTTGGAAGTCCATATTTCCCTGTAATACGGCTACACCATTTGGCGTACCAGTCATAGGGCTGAATGTACTTTGCCAACTCTCCTTAATATCCAATTGCTGTTTTGGCGTTAAGCTAGATTGTACTTTGATAATTCCAGCCAGATTTGCACCGCCTTTAAAGAACCCCTCTGCGTGTGCTTCACTGTCTGTAGCCAGTCCCAAAGTATTTCTGGCGTGTTGTAATGTACTGATTCCTGTAATGCCATCATAGCTGAAATTCAGTATATGAATCATATTAACAGGTTCTACCAGTTGTTTAATGCCAGTAACATTATACATTATCTTGTTCTTTAAAGGATCAACTTTTGATATAGTGACCAATTCAGAAGGAATCAGCTTCAAACTTACTGCATCACCTTTGGCATCTCTTTCAATTAAGGCGTAACCATTACCATTTAAAAGGACAGAGGTAATCAATGTTTTCATAAAAGTAAACCTGCTCATCTGGCTGTTTGGCTCTTTATTCAGCAGGTAGTAAGTGGGATGTTCCAGATACTTTCTTTTATATCCGTCCTTGTCAATCTTATATGGCTCTAATGGTAATTGTGCCACTGAATCACCAATTACATCTACACACCTGTAGACAGTGGAAAGAAGCATAGATTTATCAGTCCTGTAGCTGGAATTTGTATTATATACCAGACTATTAAGTCCATAAGGTGTATAGCTTCTTTCTTCTTGTGGCTCTTTCTTTTTAAATAAATCAAAAAATCCCATCAATTAAGGTTTTATATTGTAAATATCGTATTGGTATAATGTGGTGTCAGCAGATAACCGCCTAATGCCTGTATCATAGCAATCACACCATCAATTTTCTTTTTATCCTGTGATTTTACCGGCTTTACATTGCCACAATAGTCAGATTTCAGAACTACATTCCTAAAGCAATTTCTAGTAATGTCGTTATTGTCTATTACTGCTTTTCCTGACAATATAAGCCTTTCCAGTTCTTTGGTAGGTCTGTTGAAATTGCCTAAAGTCTGTGAATATTCTTCTAAGGGCAAACCTTGTTCAGTTGCATTAATTGCCCATTGTGTAGCATTGAACTTATCATAGCTGACAGATATTATATTAACGACTTCTCTGTATTTCAGAATATCAGTAGTTATGTAGTCATAATCCGTAACGTTTCCAGGTGTTACTGTAAGCAGTCCCAACCGCTTCCATAACTTGTAAAGTTCTTTATCAGCCTTTTCTTCCAAAGCTGCTTCTGGCAAATAATAATGTGTTTTGAAGTAATATTTTTCGCCATCAACAACTAAGAAGGATGCAGCCGTTAAATCGCTTGTTGCTCCCAAATCCACACCTATATAGCAGTCCAGACCATTTAAAGAAGAAAGATCCACTACATCACTGCACTTTACTATATAGTCCTCTGGAATCCACACGGTAGCAGAATCACACCAGATATTCAATGTCTTTGTTTTAACTCCAACTTCATCACTAGGGTTATTCTTTGCCTGTTTAACTTGCTCCCTGATATATTTCTTAGTAACAGTGATTCCTAAGTTTGGAGCACATTTACACCAGTTCTTTTCACTGTCCCATTTATCGCCTTCATCCAAACAATAAATGGCTATAAACATACTGTCATCTTCCTTTAGATGGTTTAGTACTTCTATAGCTACTGTTCTTAGTTGATAACAGGGTAAAGACTTGTCAAATCCAGCAGTTGTAATGGTACAAAGATGTGGATTCTCGCGCATCCCCATACTGGATTTAATTACATCTCTAACCTTGCTGTTGGCTGCTGCGTGATATTCATCGAGTAAACCAAAGCTAGCGTTAAAACCATCCAGTTTGCTATCATCAGCAGCCAATACTTTCAATTTGGAACTAGTAAGGCTGAATAAAATATCAGCCCTGTAAGCAGTAAGATACTTTCCTTTTGGATCTAAGCCTTTACTGAACTTGCTGCACATACCGAATGCAATTTTAGCCTGTTCCTTACTGTTTGCAGCCAATAATACTTCTGCGCCATCTTCACCATCAGCAATTAGATAATACAAGCATAGTGCAGCAGCTAAAGCCGTTTTTCCCTGCTTTCTTGATACTTCAATATAACTGCTGGTATATCGTCTAGTACCTGAATCCTTCCAATACCAGCCTACTATGTTGGCTACTATGAACTGCTGCCATCCTTCCAATATAAAAGGCTTTCCAGAATGCTTACCTGTGTAATGTGTCAAAGTAGAAATGAATTGGATAGCCAGATCTACTTTTTCTTCTCTAAACTCCAGATCTTCCCTTTGTAAATCATTCTGGAACCTTTCACAAGCTAATTTTATATACTCACCAACAACAATACTTCCATTTAAAACCTTATCTACATATTCGTAATAAGGTTTCATTATCTAACTTCCTTTGCAGTCTTTACAAATTTCTCCAGTGGTGAATCTTCTTCTTTTTCTTTATCCAGTTTAGGCAATTTGGTTCTGGATTTGGCGGTAAGTCCAAACTCCTGCATAATTTTTACTGCCTGTATTTGTGCATCTTTGGCAATGGTTACAGCAGGATGCTTTACAATGTTACCCTGTCTATTTTCAATTGTTGCTCCCTCTCTTTCTACTTGCTTGGAAGCATTAATAAACATACTGTAATTTCTTGCCAACATATCTAACGCTGCTACATCTACATTTTCTAGTACTCCAGATTCTTCCAGTCTGGCTAATACGGTTTTCATATATTCTTTTGCTTCTTTACATACGTCAGACGGTGCTTTGTAGTCTATCATAATTAAATTCTTATTTTAAGTGTACATATCCATTCGTATCTGTGTCTGCTCATTTATCTTTCAAACTTTCAAATACTAACCAGTCTATTGGCAGTCAATTATTTGATTATTAGTATTTTACTTGTTCTTACTGTAAAATATCCGTATCTTTGTATATGATTAAAAGCCAATACATTAACATTAAAAATCACAGTTTATATGAAGGAAAGTATGTCAGAAAGAATCACAGTTCGCCTAGATGGTGAAACTGCATTGAACATAGATATTATGAATAAAGCTACTAATACTCCAAAAGCCCAGATAATAAGAATGATACTAAGAGATTTCTTTGCTAAGAATGAAGAACTGTTAGACAAATACTATGAAGAAATTAAAGCCCAGTAAAGAAGTGTTGCTGCAATATCTATATGACTATGGTATCAAAGATACTTGTAAATTACTACATATAACAGAAGAAGAATTTAATTCTATCCTAGAACCATCTAAAAGAGAACATAGCCATCATAAATACAATTACCAGATTTCAGAGATCAAACCTTTAATAGCCAAAGATATTTCAGATAATTACAACCGTTTAAGATCCAAATTTATAGGTAATACAACCAACTTGCAGTTAAGTCAGACAGATGAAGATATATTTCATAATACCTTGCTAAAGGTAATATCAGATGGAATAGAAGATAATGTAGTTAAGCAGATAGAATACCGTCTTAAAATGGTACGGTATCAATTACAGATGGATAATAAACAACTAAAAGGAATACAAACAAATGCCTTATCTAAAGAAGCCAGAGAGAATAAAGCAGACCTCTATTAAGCGTGAAGAACGTAATGAAGTATATACTTCTACCAGATGGAGAAAATTAAGGCTTTCATATTTACAACAGCATCCGTTATGTGAGCTATGTCTAAAAGAAGATAAAGTAGTTCCTAGTGTAGATGTACATCATATTACTAGTTTTATGTCTACTACTGACCATCTAAAGAGAATATACCTAGCATATAACCCAGATAATCTAATGTCATTATGTAAGGAATGCCATCAAAAGGTACATAATAGTAAAGCCTGCCAGAATTAACTAGCAGGCTTTTTCTACATCTAAACTCCTAAAATGTAGAGGTGTTGAATTAAACTGTTAAAACAGTGGAGTTTAAAATATTCCCTATATCCTTTAGTGCAAACTGTAGTGTAGCCAATTCTTCACTAGTGAACTTAGCTGGCTTATTATGAATAGTATTGCCGTTAATACGTTGTGATAGCCAACTTTGTGATTTATTGAAATACTTTTTTGCTATATAAGACAAAGATACCATCTTAGATATTTCTGATAATTGTACCTTTAAAGTTAATTCTTTTATATCTTTACCTAATTCATCCATCCCTTTATTCCAAAAGTCTGTTATAATCTTTTTATCATCAACAGAAGTAAATTGTTCTTTCAGGATAGATAATATTTCTTCAAACCTTTCTCTTTCTTTGGGATCATCTGTTCCCATTAAAGGCTTCAATTCTGCCAAATATTCATTTAATGTTTTCATATCTATATTATTTTTAAGTTCCCCAATTAAGGGGAACTCTGTTAGTTTTTGATTTTCTTTTTTAACTTGTTTATATCATCTAAGTAAAGATCTATTCTTTTTTCTTTTTCTTCTTCGCTTAGATCAATAAAAGCACCAAGTCTTACAAAGTCAGCTAGTTGTTTCTCTTTTCTAGCAATCTCTTCTTTTAATTCCTTTTCTTCTTCTGTCATTGTTTTAACTGTTTTAATTCAACACTACAAAGATAGATAATGATTTCATTATCCACAAATATTTCTCCAATTATTTTCAAAATATTTTATTCTTTACCCAAGTAAGAGAATGATGCCGATTTAATTTGCGCTGTTATTCTAATGTGCTTTCAAAACTAGACCATTTAAAGAAGAAGATGCCGATTTAATTCGATTATTTTTCTAGAATTATCTTATTCCAGCCGATTTAATTTGGAGTGATAAAATCATTCTTCTTTTAGATGGTTTTACCTTAAAAATACACCTCTGATCAAGCCTTAGATGTAAAATATAAACATCAGATATACATATAGTTACATATTTAGATTCTTTGAAATTTACTTGACAGTCACGAAAAAAAGCAGTATCTTTGTGTATATTAAATAAGTCCAAGAAGTATTGTCATAACTTCTACTAGAAATACACTTTAAGCCATAAAAGTACGTTTGTGTGAGTGAATTTGATAAGAATAAGACCAGATGTGAATCTGGTTTTATTTTATTTCGATTGGAATTTTTTTTTCAGATTCCGTATATAAGACTAGCCTTCAAAATTTTATTCCAATGGCACTAATAATATTCCAGATGCTTATAAACACTAGATTTTACCCACTTAGATAGATGGAACTTTTTTTTACGTCAAAATCAATACATAAAATGAAGAATCAAGCAAATACACTAAAAATTAATTCTACAGATGGATATTTACATTTAGAAGATCTTCCACATAATTGTATATTCAATAAAGTTATTACTGGTTGTGGTGGTACTACTATTGCCATTACTAACAGTGAAAACTATGTTATAGCAGTACCTACTAAAGAATTAATAGTAAATAAGATTGGTAAGGCAGAAGCAGGTGAATCAGATAATAAGAACTTGTTCGGTTTATTTGGCGAATTTACCAACAGCCTAAAAAGTAAGCTAAAGAAGTATTTAAAGAAAGATGGAGTTAAGAAGATCATTTGTACTTATGATAAACTGGCTAAATTGGCTGAATATCTGAATCCTGCTGATTTTAGGTTACTGGTGGATGAATATCATTGCTTGTTGAAAGCATATAGTTATAGAGATACTGCAATAGATGGAGTATTAGACAGCTTCAAACAGTATAAATCATTCTGCTTTATGTCAGCAACACCTATACAGGCTGAATTTAGTCCTTCCTGTTTAAATGGTGTGCCTGTTATTGTTGCAGACTGGAGTTATACAGATACTTTAATTGTATCATTAGAAAAAACCAATCATCCATATCAAAAGGCTTCAAATTATATCAAGGCTTATAAAAGGGACGGATATATAGAGATAAACGGTAAAAAGAGTTATGAAGCATTTTTCTTTATTAACTCAGTAACAGATATAAAGGCTATTTTAGATCATTGTGATTTGGCAAATAATGAAGTAAGAATTATATGTGCTGATACCGAATCAAACAGAAGTAAATTAGAAGGTTTTAAAATAAGTAACAGTATCAGTGATAATAAGATGTTCACATTCATTACTTGCAAAGGTTTTGAAGGTGTGGATTACTTTAGTGATACTGCAATGTCATTTGTTGTCAGTTCTACTTCCAACCCACATACTTTAGCTGCTATAGATACTGATATTCCCCAGATAGCTGGTAGGATCAGAACAAAAACAAATCCTTTTAGAAACTTAATTGTACATATATTCAATACTCAACTGGATACTCTTAGTTTAAGTTACGAAGAAATGAAAGAGAGGACAGAAAAAGAATTGGAAGCAGCTAAAGAAACAGCAAATATGTTCAATACTGCACCAGATATAGTAAAGGATCATTTAAGAGATAAATTAAAAGACAAAGTAAATGATATGTATATTTCATACGATAAGAAAAATGATGCTTATAAGGTGAATGATATTCTTCCCAAACTGGAGTTATACAACTACCAAGTAAATAAAGTGATATATTCCAGTGGGTTACAAATAGCAAAAGGATATGATTTTAATGGGATATTACATACTTCTGTTAATTGGGAATTGGTAGATAATGAAATAATAAGAAAGAAAGGTATGAAACTTACATTTGAGGAAGCATATAAAGAGTACAGCCAATTAAAAGAGAGTTTAGTTGTTTCACCTAAAATAGAAGAATTAGAGAAACAGTTTCCTTTATTGATACCAGCATATCATAAGTTAGGGGATGAGGCTGTAAAACGCCTAAAATATGTGCAGAAGGCAATTAAAAATGAATTGCTGGTTACTAATGACTATAAGAGTTTAGATAATAAGATATTCAAGATAATCAAAGAAGATATTCATATTGGCGAATTTATTCCTGCAAAGAAGGCAAAGGAATTGCTTAAAAAGACTTATGAATTAGTTGGAAAGAAAGAAACGGCTAAAGCTACGGATTTGGATAAATGGTTTGAAATTGATGCAGCCAGTAAGAGGATAGACGGTAAAAAAGTTGCTGGATATATAATTGCAAGAAGTAAAATCATATTTAAGTAATTATTATTCTCTTTTACTTGTTTCAGACCAAAGAATATTTACAAAAATGAAGCATAGTAACAAATATCAAGATTTCTGATAATTTGTTTTTATGGCTGCCAACAACTTAGTATCTTTGTACTATAGAAAATTGAGATACAGCATACTAGTTAGATTCGCCAAAACTAAACTTAAAACTTTAATTATATGGAATCAATAACCTTATCAACCAAAACACTACAGCAAATCCTGAATTATTTGGCTACACAGCCTTACAATGAAGTTGTAAACCTGATTAATACAATTCAGGTAGATATTCAAAATCAACCATCTAAAGAAGAAACAGAGAATAAGCCAGAATAATTTGGCAGATTCTCTTTTAGATGGTCTGTATTTTAAAGAATCATTTAAAAGATACTAAGTTATAAATGAAGCCTGTAATGTTAATGGCTATGTGAATGATAATGTAAGCAGATATAGGACTATGGCTATTATCTGTATAAGGTTTTAACTGCCCACGTTGCAGTAATAAACAGGCTGGTAAATAATTACTGGCTTAATGGATAAATTTCAAGAATCAGAAAATGAAGGTAGAAGAATATTTGAAAGCCTATTAAAGCAGTCAAGAACTGCAAAAAACTGGAATCCAACTAATGATAGATATAATTTTGTGGATGGATTCTTTGAGTTGAAAGATAAAAAGATAGTAGTGGAAATTAAAACCAGAGATAGAAGATATGCTGATTATCCATCCCATCTAATGCAGATAGATAAGTATATGAACCTGACAAAAGCCAAAATAGATAATTCCTGTAGTAATGGAATCTATGTAAATATATTTGGCAGTGATCTAATTTACTTGTATGATCTCAAATATATTAATGCAAGTAACTGTAAACTTACTAGTAGATACGTTAATAGTACTACTGCCATTGATACAGGTAAAAGATGGAAGAAGTTTTATGAAATACCAGTCAGATATGCACAGATATTTAAGAAAGATGGTGATAAGTGGAAACAAATAAACAAGTAAAATGAAGAAACTATTATTTATTATAGCAATAATGGTAGCCGTATTAACTGGCTGCAAAGTAGATAATTCTGTAGATGGTAGAATCAAAAGCGCATTAATTGAGTATTACGAACCTGATAGAATCCCTGTTCTTCCTACAGTTGGTGAATTAGATGTAGTTCACGAAAATTATGAATATCAATCACATAAGATATTAAAAAAATCTCACTATGGCGAAGATGTTACAGAATATACTATAGAACATAAGTATAAAGTGGATATAGAAGGAAATAATACTACTCACACAGTAAACAAAACTGATACTATTAAAGTTACGCTATATAACCATATTTACTACTCCAAAGTAAATGATGGTAAAGTATGGAAGTATTAAAAAGAAAGTCTAGCAGTTGATTCTGTTAGGCTTTTTGTATATTTGTTTATATTTTAATTGATTAATATGAAAAATGCAGAGTTGGAATTTCCTCAAAAAGAAGAAAAAGATCATTGGTATTGGATGATTAAGCAAGTGATAGATATTGTACCTTATGGAAATATATTATCTGAGATATTATCAGAATATTTACCTTCTTCTTTTGAAAGACGAAAAGAAAAATGGTTTAAAGAAGTAGCTAATAGGTTAGATGAATTAATAGTAAAAAATAATACTCTTGTAAATAACCTAAAAAATAATGAAGAATTTATTTCTCTTTTGTTAGAAACTACTCAAAAGGCATTAAGAACTCATTTAGATGAGCAAATGAATTTATATGCTTGTATATTAAAAAATTCGATATTAATAGATGTTTCTTATTATTTGAAGTCAATATTTGTCAGATATATAGAAGAATTACATCCTGTACAAATACTATTTATGAATTATATATATTTAAATAAAGATAAATTATTTCAGATAGATTCATTTTCAGATTATTATTATCTATTTGAAAAGGATAATAAAATTCTAGATTTAACTATAGATAGTATGTGGTTTTTTCTGATGGATTTGGAAAAACGTGGACTTCTTTATGTGAGTAATAATTTAAATCCTCCAGAATTAAAAGTGGCAAAAACATTTGAGAGTTTTAATGTTAAATGTGAAGATCCTATATTAGATCAGCCTTATATTTCTATAAATGAATTAGGTGTCAGTTTTTTACAGATGATAAAAGAATAAAGGGTAGTGTAGATAGTATAAATAAACTGTGTCAGCAAAATTAATACTTTGTTGACACAGTTTATTTACATCCTATTCATCTATATTTCTGTTACTTTTCCAGTTTCCACATCAACAGTAAAAATAACTTGCTTCTTACTTCCGTCATAATTGGTAATATCAATCTGGTATTTCCAAATAGAATTACTTTGTTCTAAGATTGTTGTATTGATGCGGGCATTACCTTCAATATCTTTTAAAGAAGGGATAGAGGTTTTCCAAACATCTTTTCCCGTTTGATAATTATGTCTGATAATATACATATCGCCAAAATCCCTGCAAACATATATTCCATCTGTATATGATAGTGGTTGGCAATCAGAATGAATGTATTCTTTTAATCTACAAATAGTTTCACCTTGATTTGTGATAATAATTATATAATGATCTCTCTCAGATAGATAACTATGTGAATCCAAAATAATACTATTATTATACCACAATTTAAAGTAGCTAGGTAGATATGTTTTATCATCTATTGTTGTATCTATATAAACAAGCTTATCTTTATTTAATAAAATCCAATCTTTTATTATCCGGTCATTTTTATATTCATAACTACACCTTCCAAGAAACCCAAAAGGCATATATATTAGGCTGTTTATAGAAAATTTATCAAGATATACCTTTTCAAATTCTCCATAACCTTTATCTATCTTTATATTTCTTTTTATATCTTCGACGCTATTCCATTCTATTAATTGTTTTTTTGTTTCTTTGTCAAAAAAACTAATCCAGATTTTGTTATTGCGAAATCCCCATAATACAACAGTATCCCCGTGAGCACATTCAATAGCGTGAGATGTTGATAATTCATCTGGTTCATTAGTATTTACCCCATCTAAACCATTAATATCAATTCCTTCTTTATTCTTAATATTATCATAAAAGCTCATAATACCTTTGCTTGAAGGAATTTCGGTATCATTTTTTTCACAACTTAATAAAAGTAAGGGAATGATACAACTAATAAAAAACTTAAAAAATATCTTTGACATTTAAAATGAATTATTTGCCTTTCCTGTTCCCTCTGGAAAGATTAACAAATAAAAAAGCGTGGGAACTATTGAATATTACTATTGTGAGGCTCTGGACTGCCCTATACTGGTAATAAACAATAGCCCACGCCATACGGTTATATAAACTACACTAGGTAGATATATAGCACAGCGTGAGCGATTACTGTCTATTATCCCAGTATATAGAATTGTCCAGATTCCACAATAGGATAATATTTCAAACGCTCTTAATTAACTATGTCCCTTCTAAGAGGTTCAACTCCTTGAACTTTAGAAGTTGGTGCAAAGATAGGTAAAGTTTACAAGACAAAAAAAGTCCTGCCAGTTTATTATGCCAACAGGACTTTCTTTATTAATAGTATCTTCTGTTTTCCTCAATATCTAGATAATTTACAAAATCTATAATACTGTATTCCTTAACTTCTCCAGTGAGATCACCTAAGTAAATGGAACCATCTGAATTAATGGTTGCCTTCTCTTTTAAATGGTTGATATATCCTTTATTTGTTTGAATATCAAAGTAAATATCAGAACTAGGATAGAATAAGATATAATAATTGGAACATCTTTTGGAGTAATGCCCAATATAGAGGATTTGACCAGTTGTTAATGTCAATACGATAAAAGAAGTGTGTTTTGTCCCACAGATCACTAAATTATCAATAAATTGATGGAATATGTTGTATTTCTCCAACTCATCTGTAATATCGTCTAAATTAATATCCCTTGCTTCTTTTATATGGTTGATTTTCTTACTTATAGAACGGATTTTCTTATCTGTTAATTCTTTTTCTTTTTTATATCTGGATGCTTCTTTATCAATAGAATCTAGTTCCTTCATTTTATCCTCATATAATTTAGGCATATTGGGGAATCTCTTTTGTGCTTCAATTGCTGCATCATATATTCTACTGGCTTCTTCTGTAAGTTCAGATAATTGACCATCTAAAAGAAGAATCTTCTGTTTGTAAGAATCAATTTCTGCCTGTAATGGCTCTATTTGTTCTTCAACTTTATTATTAGTCATATTCTCTTTAAAATAGACTTTAATAATATCCCAAACAATAGATTCCAATTTATGTGCAGAAGCTCCTTTGGCTTTGCAGTCATTATCCCTGTTATTGCAAGTATATAACTTACTGGCACGTTTATATACATATCTTCTTCCACATACAGGACAAACTATTAGCCCCCTTAGTAATGGATATTCTACAGAATAAGAACTTTTGCTTATGCTTTTTCTACCTTGCATCCTCTCTAATGATAATTGGTATGTTTCTTCTGAAACAATTGCAGGGGAATCTACTTCTACAAATTCCAGAGGCTTTCTATATTTCTTTCCCTCTTTGGCTGGTGCTTTCTTTAGTGCATATCTAGCTTTTCCCATATAAACAGGATTGATAAGCATATCCCTAATGGTTGCAAAATACCATTTGTTACCTTTCTTGTTTTTTATGCCTTCTACATTTAGTGCTGTAGCTATTCTAATAAGTGAATATCCATCTATTGACAGTTGGAATATACGTCTTACTACTGTTGCTTCTTTTTCATTGATAGATAATAATTTGGTTTCTTTATCGTAATCATAACCATAAGGTGCAATTTGTGTATAACTATGACCTTCTTTTAATACCTTATGTCTTTTACCAGATAGTGTCCTAGCCTTTAAAGTTGCAGCTTCTTGTTCTGCAATAGTAGCAGTAACAGCTAGTACTACTCTAGCCATTTCATTAATAGTACCATCTGCATTAATAGTACGTAAACTATTACTAAGTGCATAAATACATATTCCTTTATTAGTAAAATCTTCAATTTGTTGCTGTAGATATACAGAACGTCTACTAAGTCTGCTTATTTCCCATACCAGAATAATATCAATATCCTGCTTAGTTAGCTTTCTTAATTTCTCAAACTCTGGTCTGTCATTATTAAAGCCTGATTCTTTTTCTTCAAATACATAGACTACTTCTATACCGTTTCTTTTGGCATAGTCTTTCAGTTCATCAGTTTGCTTGCTGTAATCTTGTTGATCTGTAGATACTCTACTATAAATTGCTGCTTTCAT